AAAAGGTTTAGCGTTGGCACAAGACATCGCAACAGCCTCATCTGCACCACTCGGCACAGTTTCCGATGCGCTAGCGAAAGCATACGCTGGCAACTACAAAGCACTGCAACGCCTCTCGCCTGCGCTCAGAGAGTTGATCAAAGATGGCGCAAGTACGGAAGTCATCTTTCAACAATTAACAAATACTTTCGGTGGTGCAACTGCTAACGCTGCTGATACTGCTGCTGGCAGAATGAAAATACTTAAAAACAATTTTAATGAACTGCAAGAATCTTTAGGTGTCGCATTGTTGCCTGTTCTAGAAAAATTGACAGCGATGCTTATATCGTTGTTTAATTTTATAGATCGCAATCAAAAACTTGTAATGATTTTCGCTATCGCTTTTGGTTCGTTGGCTGTCGCTGTTATCGCTTTTAATTTGGCGATGAGCATTTCAACAGTCGTGATGACTGCGTTTGGTGCTACGGCTGCTGCTGCCTCTGCTGCTGCTGCACCTATTGCTTTAACTGTTGGCGCAATCGTGTTGGCTGTTATCGCTTTCGGTGCTGCGAGTATTTATGCGTACAAAAACTTTGAAACTTTCCGCAAGGTTGTTAATGCTGTAATCAATTTCATTATTAACTATTTAGAGTTTTTGGTCAATAAATGGATTTTCGGTATCAACATTATGATCAGTGGAATCAATTTGTTGATTAAGGCAGCAAACTTTTTTGGTGCTGGTCTGCCATTGATTGCAAAGATTGGTGAGGTTTCTTTCGGGCGTATTGCTAACGCTGCAAAGAACTCTGCAAAACAGATAGAGGCAAATGCGAGAGCGTTGCAGTCGGTAAAGAACGCTGAACGGCAAGGCACTAACGCAACCTTTTCACCTGTTACCAGTAACGAGCCTTCTAGTGGTGGTGCTGCGAAAGTGGTTGAAACTGTTACAGAGAAATTAAAAAAATATATTGACGCAATCAAAGGTGTTACACAGGCACAGCGTTCTGCTCGTGATGCAACGAAACAGGTTCTAGAAGCAAATACTGCGTTGAGTGAGGCGACACATAAACTTTCTTTGGCTCAAGAAAACTTTAACCAAATAATCAGAGGCTATGGGCGAGACAGTAAGCAAGCGAATGACAAACAGAAGTTACTTACAAAGGCGCAACGATCATTAGAGAAGTCTGGTTACGATGTTGAAGCCTCAATTTTTGCGGTTAAAGATGCTGAACAAAAACTTGCTCAAGTTCGTGCTGATCCCGATTCAAACTTGGTTGATATTCGTGAAGCAGAAATTGCTTTAGCGCAAGCAAAGTTAAGTGTTGCCGATGCGACTGATGCACAAGCAGAAGCAACCAGTGCTTTAACAGAGGCACAAACAATGCTTGATGAGGTCGTGAACGGTGCAAAGATTGGCTCTGACGCTTACACAGAGGCGCTAGAGAAAGTTAATGAGGCTAAGGCTGCACAGGCTAATGCCTCAGATAAAGTTATTGATGCGCTTGAGCGTGAAAAAGATGCTGTTGAAGCATTAACTGAGGCTGAAAAGAAACGCCGTGAGGCTGGCAAAGATGTCCCTGCTGCATTAAAGAGAACTGCTGACGCTGCGCAAGAAGTTGTTGATGTGGTCACTAGTGTTGTTGCACCTATTGTTTCTGCTGTTGCTGCGGTTGTTGAAACTGTTTCTAATGTTGCCTCTAAGACTGCTGAACAAGTTGCCGTTGATGCAGGATACTTAACACAAGATCAAGCACAAGCGTTAGAACAACGGCGAGGTATCAGAGCGTTCGCTAGTGGTGGCATTGTTACGAAACCGATGATGGGACTTGTCGGTGAGGCTGGTGCGGAAGCAATTATTCCTTTAGATCGTTTAGGCAATATGGGCAACACATACAACATTTCTGTTACCGCTGGAATGGGTGCAGACGGTAAAGACATTGGCACACAAATTGTAAATGCTTTGAAAAGGTATGAGCGAACGAACGGTGCTATTCCGATTACGGTGGCATAGTGGCAACAACTCTTGCATCGGGTGAAGTTCTAACTGTTCTCGCTGAAGTTGGTTTTATTACAAATCAATTTCGTTTAGATGATGCAGTTGCAGGCGTGTTAGATAATACTGAATATGTTTTAGATGGCAACCTGCTCGGTGTGGATATCACAGAGTTTTGTCAAAACATTTCTATTACTCGTGGCAGACAAGATCAGTTCGCACAATTTGGTGCAGGTCAATGTTCAATCACTTTGCTCAATAACGACAGAAGGTTTGACCCGATCAACACAGCCTCGCCTTATTACGATGCTACAGCAGGTCGTTCGGGTGTTGTGCCTCGCAGAAAAGTAACAGTTTTTTCGGGTGCGAATCCTTTGTTCACAGGGCGTATAACTGACATTGATGTTCAATACAATTACAACTTGAGCACCGTTGAGATTACTTCTGCTGATGATTTTGTTTTGTTAGCGAACACAGTTGTTGAAGCAGACATCACACCATCGGTAGAGTTGTCGGGCGCACGAGTTGATTTTCTTTTAGATTTGCCTGAGATCGCCTACCCTGCTGCGACTAGAGATATTGCTACAGGTTTAACAACGCTAGGTGCGTTTCAAATTGATGCAAACACAAACGCCTTAACATATCTGCAACAGATCGCCACAAGCGAACAGGGTGCTTGTTTTATCTCTGCTGATGGCAAACTAACTTTCACTGATCGCCTCGCAGCAACCTTTGCAACTATCTCAGCAGTGTTCGCTGATGATGGCACGAACATTCCTTACACAGCGTTATCAGTTGTTTATGGTCAAGAGTTTTTGTATAACAGGGTTCAGGCAACTGTTCAAGGTGGCACAGTTCAACCTGCTGATGATGCTGCCTCGCAAACCGAGTTTGGTATCTCTACTTTGGCGTTGAGTGATTTGTTGCTGGCAGACAATACTGCTGCGTTAACTTTGGCGAACTATCTGTTGGGCTTGTATAAGAATCCGCAGTACCGTTTTGATGATCTAGGTTTAGTGGTTTCTGCGATGTCGGCTGGCAACCGCAACACGATTAACGCTTTAGAGTTGCAAGACACAGTTTCTATTAAGCGCACTTTCACTACTGGTTCGCCTGCTTCGGTAACAGATTTTTATGCGGTAGAAAGATTGAATCATCAGATTACAGCAGGCGAACATCGTGTTTCTATTGGTTTGTTTAATGCTGAAATCTTGTATCAACTGATTCTTGACGATGCCGTGTTTGGCACGCTTGATGGCGACAACGCCCTTGCTTAGTGTACAATAACCGAAATGGCACGCCAAACGTTTACAGCAGCGCAAATCCTGACCGCTGCACAGATGAACACGCTGCAGGACAGCGTATGGTCTGATGATGTAAACACGCAAACTGGAACTTCGTACACACTTGTTTTAACTGATTCAGGCAAACAGGTTACGATGAGCAACGCTTCAGCAAGCACGCTCACAATCCCACCAAACGCCTCTGTAGCGTTCGCTGTTGGTGTTCGCATACAGGTTATTCAGTTGGGTGCAGGCGCAGTAACTTTGACCGCTGGCGCAGGCGTGACAGTTAATTCGCTTTCTACTTCTCTTATTCTTGGTCAATATCAGGTGGCGACTTTGATTAAGCAGGCAACAAATACTTGGATTGCTAATCTTGGTGGTTCAGGTGGTGCTGCTGATAGTGATCAAGGTATTTTGGCTAGTCAAATATTCGGATAACAAAAGGACATTATGGCATCAACATTTAGCAAGCAACTTCTTTCAGGTAGCACGAACGGTAAAGCGATCAAGGTTGCTGCGATTGCTACGGCTGGCACAACAATTCATACAGCAGTTTCGGGCACTAGTAATCTTGACGAGATTTGGTTGTATGCGGTGAACAGTTCTGCATCGTCAGTTAAATTAACTTTGGAGTGGGGTGAGGCAACTGCACCTGATGGCAACATTGAATTGACTGTGCTTGCCGAGTCGGGGCTTGTTTTGGTTTGTGCTGGTTTGTTGTTGCAAAACTCGCTTGTTGTTAAAGCGTTCGCTGGCACAGCCAATGTGATCTTGTTACACGGATATGTAAACCGAATTACTGTTTAGGTTTTTGTGCCAAGACCGCACGCACCTCGCACAAGGGTTTCAACATATCTAAGTGACTGGCTGTTCACTGGTGATACAACTCGCCAAAGTGTCGCAGGATACTTTGGTGGCGGTAACAACGCAGGTGCTTTGACAGGTATAGATAAAATCGCTTTTCCAGCAGATACAAAAACAACTTTAGTGGCAACTTTAAGCGGTGCACTTTACAATCACGCAGGCTTTGCCAACTCAGGTGTTGCAGGCTATTTTGGTGGTGGCACTGACAGTGTTGGTGGCAACAGTTCATTTATTGATAAAATTACTTTCCCTGCTGAGACTAGAAGTACTCTTGCTGCTGCTTTGACATCTGCTCGCACTGCTTTGGGTGGGTTTGCTAATAGTGCTGTTGCAGGATATTTCGGTGGCGGTTATGACGGTGGGAATGTTTCAGGCATTGACAAAATTGCATTTCCTGCTGATAGCAAAACTACTTTGAGCGCAACTTTAACTGTCGGTCGTTATAACTTGTCAGGTATGTCAAACTCAGGTGTGGCTGGCTATTTTGGTGGCGGAATACCATCAACAGCCTCTATAGATAAAATCACTTTTTCTGCTGACACCAAGACAACTCTGAGCGCAACTTTGACTACTGCTAGATATTTTTTGACAGGTATGTCTGATTATGGTGTCGCAGGATATTTTGCTGGTGGTTTTGATTCAGGATATATTTCAGGCATAGACAAAATCACTTTTCCAGCCGACACAAAAACAACATTGAGTGCAACTTTGACTACTGCTCGCAATCAAACAGGTGGTATGGCTGACAGTGGTGTCGCAGGTTATTTTGGTGGTGGTTTGGATGGAAGCAGTCTTTCGGGTATAGATAAAATTGCTTTTCCAGCCGACACTAAAACAACTTTGAGTGCAACTTTAACTAGTGTTCGTTATGGACCAGCAGGTTTCGCTGATTGTGGGGTGTTCTGATGCGTTTTGATTCTAGAGGTTTAGTCTCAACATATCTATCTGAGTGGATGCCAACTGGTGATACTCGTTCTAGTGTTGCAGGCTATTTTGGTGGCGGTGAGGACTCAGGTGGTTCTGTGTCTGGTATAGATAAAATAACTTTCCCTGCTGATACGAAAAGCACTTTAAGCGCAACTTTGAGTGCTGCTGCATACTTCGTCACGGGTTTTGCAAACTCTGGTGTCGCAGGATATTTCGCTGGCGGTGTCGGTCAAAGCGGTGCAATAGACAAAATTGCTTTCCCTGCCGATACCAAATCAACTCTTTCTGCAACTTTAACAACAGGAACTTCAAGGTCAGCAGGTGCGTCAAACTCTGGTGTGGCTGGGTATATTGCTGGCGGTACTGACGGTACAAACAAAACTTCAGACATTATTAAAATCACTTTCCCTGCCGATACAAAAACAACTTTAAGTGCAACGCTCACAACCGCCTTGACAACCGCAGCAGGTTTTGCAAACTCAGGTGTTGCAGGATATTTCGCTGGCGGTATTGACACAGTAAATGTTTCGGGCATAGACAAAATTACTTTTCCTGCCGATACAAAAACTACCTTGAGTGCAACGCTTTCTAGCGCTAGGAGAGAAACGGCTGCTATGTCAAACTCAGGTGTGGCTGGTTATGTTGCTGGTGGTTTTGATTCAGGATACATTTCAGATATTGATAAGATCACTTTTTCTGCTGATACAAAATCTACCTTGAGTGCAACTTTGTCTTTTTCACGCAGACTCTTTTCAGGTATGGCTGATACTGGTGTTGCTGGTTATAGTGGCGGTGGTTTGAACTCAAGTGGTACTTCAGTTTCAGGAATTGAAAAGATTGCTTTTCCTGCCGATACCATAACTACTTTAAGCGCAGTTCTGACAACTGCTAGAGCGTATAATGCTGCGTTTGCTGATTGTGGGCAGTTCTGATGCGTGAAGATATCCAACTCTCTTTCATTGAATGTCAAATGCCACGAACCCCATACCAGTTGGAACGCTTCGTGGTCGGGCAACACGACACACCAGAGATGCGATTCGTGCAGGTATGCAGAGAATTAGAGGCGTTGTATTACACGATAAAAGAAGTCGGAATGGCAAACAAAAAAACTGAGTTAGAGATCGCCAAACTTCGTGCAACGGGTGATGAGATTGATGCGATAGATGCCGATATCAAAGAACTAGGTTTAGAACGAACAAGACTTGTCGCTATCGGCGCACGCCGTGAACTTGATGAGTTAATCAAAATGTATGACCAGATGCCTCACTTTACACGCCAACAAATAGATGAGTCGCAACCTGACTATTGGCAGGCACGACTCGGCAGGCAAGCCAATTTACAAATGATGGCTGGCGGTGCAGGTTGGGCGCACCTTGAAGCCTTAGACCAAATCGGAGTATTACAACCAATGATTCAAGCACAACAAGCACAAGCAAAGGAGTTACAGCAATGAAATATGCACAGTGGACAATTTGCCGACCTGAGGGTTCTACGCCTGAGCCTTTGATTCGTAGTCGTGGCGGTCAAGCATCGGGTGGCTTTATGAAAGATTCTGAAACAGTTGTTGGCTATGTTTGGTCTGATTGTGATCTGACAGGTTTAGATAAATGGAACTTTTCTACTATGACAAACACGCAGGCGATGGCGATTGCAAAGGGTTTGAATCCTGAGTGTTTCTTTGGTGATGATGGCACGATTCAAGCACCACAAGTTGCGGAATAAAAGTGATACCGTAATCATTATGAAAATTGATTGCAAACACAAAGCAGCCCTAAAGTCTTACGCCAGAAGTGTGCTCGCAGCCGTTGTCGCTGTTGCATCAACAGGCAACTATTCGCCTGAGGATTTAGGTAAGGCTGCTGTTGCTGCTCTTATTCCACCAGTGTTGAGATGGTTGAACACGAATGACCCTGCGTTCGGGCGTACAAAATAGTTTGCTATGCAACGAATCTATACAGGTAACAAAGATGGTATTGCGACTGGTGAGCGTAAAGGTTTAACAGTTTTTATTAACCAACTTTGCAAGCGTTACCCTGCGCTGTGGAACAACGGTTCGTTTGTTAATCGTTCTATGCGAGGCAAACAAGGCGTGCTTTCTGTGCACGCTACAGGGCGTGCAGTTGATCTATCTTTCAGGTTCAAACCAAACTTTAAGGACAGTTCAAACACGAAAGGTATTAAAGAGGGTGGTCGTAAGCAGGCGATGCAGGCAGTTGATTTTGTTGTGAAGCACGCTGACGCTTTCGGGGTTGAGTGCATCTTGGATTATTACCCGATACCTCACGGTCGGGGTTGGCGTTGCGATCGTAAGGCTTGGACTGTATATACGAAGTCTGAGATTCACGGTGCGCCTATGGGCGACTGGCTGCACTTTGAGATATCCCCAAAGATGGCTGATGATGCTGAGGCGATGCGAGCAGCATTTAGTGCGATACCATTAACGGCTGAAGTTATCTGATGGATAGTTCAGCAATAGTTGTTGCCTTGATCGGGGCGTTTGGTGCAATTATTGTTGGGTTTATGCAATCGTTTAAGAAAGAAGCAAGAGAAGCAAACAAAACTAATAGTGAAGATCACGCCATAGTTCAGTCGCAGTTAAGAATGATTTTCAAAACAGTTAATCGGGTAGATGACAAGTTAGAAAAACATATCAACCAACACGAAGAAGGAACATTGAATGGGCAAGTTACTAGATCAGATAAAAAACACACCTAGCAAAACAGGTGGCGCTAAAAGCAGTCTTGACACAATTCTTAATGGTTTAGAAAAACAAGATCAGCAAGATTTGCTGGTGGCTTTAGCAGATGAAACTATTCAATCAACTGTTATCGCTAAAGTTTTGAACGAGCGAGGTTACGAAGTTAGTAGGCAATCTATTGGCAGGTTCAGGGTTAAACATTTATGAGCCTAAAAGATGATCTACAAAATGAGCAGCAAACACAATTTGAAACAGAACTAGTAAGACTACGCAAACAGCGTGACAGTTTCGCTAATCAGAACGCACGCTTGACTACACAACTTGAAAGCGTTGAAAGATGTTTACAGATTGTTGATCGTGCTGAGGGTACTGCGATCAATCCTCCTGCGTGGCTTGTGCCAACAAAACCAAAACTATCAGCAGCAACACTCGTAGTTATTTTATCGGACACACATTTTGACGAGGTTGTGAATGTTGATGAGATGGAAGGCTTGAATTGTTACAACCGTGAAATTGCTGTGATGAGGTTAGAGAAGTGGGCGCAGAATGTAATCAAACTTTCACGCCACTATCTATCAGGTGTTTCTTACGATGGGATAGTTGTGATCTTAGGTGGCGACATTTTCACTGGCGACATTCACGAAGAACTTGCTTTAACAAATGAGGACACAATGATCGGGTCGCTACTGTTTTGGTCTGAACAAGTTGCTGCTGCTCTACAACTTTTGACAGATGAGTTCGGCAAATGTTTTGTGACAAGTGTTGTCGGTAATCACGGCAGGACTACTCGCAAGCCTCGTATGAAGCAGCGTGTGAAAACAAACTTTGATTACCTGTTATCTAAAATGGTTGAACGACATTTCAGATTAGACAAGCGAATCAGTTTTGATATTCCTGAATCTGCTGATGCGTTGATCAAGATTTATGGTCACGGACATCTTGTAACTCACGGCGATCAAGTTTCAGGTGGCGGTGGCATTGGTGGTATCTATCCTCCGATTATGCGTATGCGTGCAAGAAAACAATCACGATATATGGCGACAGGCAAATCGTTTCAGACTTTGTGGCTTGGTCACTGGCATCAATATATTTCTACACCGTCAATGATTGTGAACGGAAGTCTGAAAGGTTTTGACGAGTATGCAATGTTGATGGGGTTTGGTCACGAAGCACCGCAGCAGGCGTTAGCAATTATTACACCTGAAAGAAATGTCACGATTCAAGCGCCAGTGTTTTGTGTTGATCGCAAAAAAGAAGGCTGGTAGTTTGTGGCAACGATTGTGCTAATTGTTTGGCACGATGCGCACAGTGTTGCTTCTACTTGGATTGATGTTGCCGATATTGATGTTGAACCTGCTGTCGTTGAGTCGGTAGGTTTTTTGTTGCCTGATGCGAAGCCACGACATATTGTTTTGGCGCAATCTCTTACTGGTGATGAGTGTGATCATATTCTGGCTGTGCCTGTTGAGATGGTGCGCAGTATGAAAGTTTTGATGTAGTGTTCGGTTTGGCGTGAGATGTACTCCTTCTCCGTTTTGCGCTACGAGTTGAGTTGCCTTAACAGAAATGTTGGGGCAACTCCTCGTAATCCCTATATGTTATAAGGGTTAAATAAATGAGTGGTTTGCTGGTGCAGTTGATATACTTAACTCATCAGGCAAACAGTCTGATAGTTCAAGAGGAGGACTTAGAAATGCAAAAGCCAACAGTTATTGTTCCTAAAAGTCAATGGGAATATTGCGGAGTAAAAATATCATTTCGCAAAGAGTACAGAAGAAATCATTTATCTTTTAAGTTTGACACGGTAGCAACACAATCAGATTTGTTAGTAACAATTTGTCCACCTAAAATCAATGAGATTGATGGTGTCAAATGGGTTACGAAGTCATATCGCCATCACGGTTCACTTGATGGTGTTTGTATGAAAATAGATTCTTTGATTGAGTTCAATAACCAACAATTAGCAAACAACCAATAATCAAAGTTCAAGAGGAGGACTAAAATGAATCATAAAATCAAGATCGGCAAACAAGTTTGGTACGACCTGAATAGTCGTGGACTGCTTAACGCAGTTCTAGAGGAACAAAAAGACGCACACATTTGCTACATCAACAACGGCAACAGCGAATACGCAAATTATTGCACAGTGGAGTTGAACGATATAGCAGTGCAAGCCATACTGGTTGAATGTCGCATCACTATCTCAAACATTGAAGGCGAAATTGTCAGTGGTTGTGACAACAGCGAAGAACGCAGTTGGCTGGCTAAATGGCAACGAGCAACAGCAAAGTTAGAAAACATAAATAAATAACTAAAGTTCAAGAGGAGGCATAATGAAAACCAAAGTAACTTGCCAGTGTGCAGTTTGTGGTGAACAGTTCAGCAACATCACTGATCACATGTTGCACTATATGAGAACACATGATGAGGGTTTTAAAGAACATGGACAGCGCAGGCGCAGGGGTATTGCTTGTCGTGGTTGTGCAAAACAACTTGCTGCAAATGTTTTTGAGTGTGTTGCTTGTGGTTGGAAAGAAACAAAGATAAAGGAGGAACAGTTATGAAAGATGATAATGATATAAAAGAAATTATTGAGTTCGGTGATTATTACTTGGTAACCACAAACGACAATAAAGAATACGATGGGCAGATCGTTGGTAAGACTGAAACCACTTTAACGATTGAGTGGTGGAATCAAGTTAAGAACAGTTTGTGCGAAACAGATATTGTCTTTAGTGATATCAAACAGATCGCAGGGTTTTGTGATTCGCAAATGTGATCAAGGTTGTGGCGAAGTTGCCACTGTTTATGCTGGTGGCAGAAGCGCAGGCGACTGGGCAGGGTTCTATTGTGAGCCTTGTCAGAAGGCTTTGCGGTTTGCGGTTTGGGATAGATACCCTGACGGAGTTCAACAACTCTGCAACACCCCTGAGTAAGAATGTAATTAACAAATACCTGAGGAGGTAAATATGAAAAAGATACTGAAACAAAAACACGGCACGCAAGAATGGTTAATGGATAGGTGGCGTGATGAGCAAGGCAGGTGCGTGTTCGGCGCATCTGATGTACCAGTGTTAATGGGTGCTTCACCATACAAAACTCGTGGCGAACTGTTCGCAGACAAACTTAACAAGCCTCAGGTGCAGGCAGATTCAGCGGTGTTCAGGCGTGGCAACCTCTTTGAGCCTCCTCTGCTAGTAGCAGCATCAGATTTTCTTGGTGTTAACATTTCTACGCCTGAGTGGGTTTATCGTGAGGATAGATTCTCTGTGTCGCTTGATGGTGTTGATCATTGGGACGAACCAAGCGTTGTCGTTGAAGCGAAAACCACTACACGCTATTCAATTAACGATGCGAGCGATCTGCCTGTTGAGTGGTTGTGGCAGGGCTGGACTCAGCAAGCAGTTTTGAATTGTCCTGTTTGGTTCAGTGTTCTTGATCGTGATCTAAAGATCAGCATGGTTTGTTGTCCTGAGAATCGTGAGGCGATAGATAGTTTGCGGTTAGAGGCAGAAGTGTTTGGTGATTGGATTGATCAGGGTGTTGTGCCTGATGAAGAGTTAAACAACTTTTCTGCTGATGACATCACACGAATCTATAAAGTTGAACCCACCAGTGTTGAACTTGATGTTCAAGTGATTGATTGGTTGGTTGCGTTGGAAGATGCAAGACAGCAAAGCAAGCAGGCGACAGAGTTGGAAACGAAAGCAAAAGATGCGATTGCACAAATGTTGAAAGGCAACGAGGTTGGTTTGGTGAATGGTGTGCAAGTTGTTTCGTGGAAGCAGCAGGCTGGCAAGATGTCTTTTGATATGACCCGATTAAAGAGTGAGCAACCTGAGTTAGTTAAGCAATATGAGAAGCAAGGTAATCCCTATCGTGTGATGAGAACACACAGAAAGAAGGCAAACTAATGAGTAATGAAACAGAATCACTAATGTTGAAAGCAGTGTTAGAACAATACGCAACACCTGACCCAAAGATCGTGGGCACAATTCCACGCAACGGAATAAACCTCAGTTATGTTTCGCACAGTGAGATCACACGAATCTTGATTGAGATTGACCCGATGTGGAATTGGCAACCTGTCGCTTGGCAAGATGGCAGACCAGCAACACACGAAGCAAACGGAATGATAACAATGTGGGCGACTCTCACGCTGTTAAATAAATCGTTGATCGGTGTTGGTTCAGTGCGTTCAGATAAACCCGATTATGAAAAAGAATTAGTTGGCGACTTCTTGCGAAACGCTGCGATGCGTTTTGGTATCTGTCTGAGCCTGTGGTCTAAACAAGATTGGGAACACGCAACAACTTCTGCACCTATTCAAGAAGCAAAACAAAACCACCCTGCAAGTCCGATGACTATTAAACAGATTGAAGAAGTGTTCACTTCTAAGCCTGCAACTGTCACATCAATCACTGGTTTGGTTTCGGATAAGCAGAAGGGTTTGATTTCTAAATTGGCTAAAGAAAAGTTGAACGGCGATGTTGCACCGTTGATTCAAGAATTGTTTAGCAAACAAAACTTAAACACTTTGACCACTAAAGAGGGTTCAGAGTTGATTAAACATATTATGAATCTTCAAACTGGCGCACCTGAAGAACCTTTCTAATGATTGAAAAGCGTGATCATTGGCGAGAGGCTGCTGCGTGTCGTGGTATCAAACACACTGTGTTCTTTCCTCCAACTGGCATCGGGTTAGCAATTACCGATGCTGGTTGGAATGATGCGAGAGAGATTTGTGCTCGTTGTACTGTGACTGAACAATGTTTGGAACTTGTTTTGGCGTTTCCTGATACCGATGACAAGTGGGGTATGTATGGTGGCAAGACACCTGCCGAACGGCGTGTGATCAGAGATGAGAGGCACAGGGTGAGATGAACGCAAGGTTGTGTTCGTGTTTTATTAAACGAGTTGTACCGCAGAAACCTTTTTGCGGTGAGAAAGAACCAGATGATGAATGAGACTAACAATAAAGGTGAATACAACGAAACGGAAGACAAATGGAACTTGTTTCGGGTTTACAATTACCATCTAAGCGAATTCAGTAAAAAAGAATTTCAGGCTGGTTTTGTTGATTATCACGAATTTCTGTTTGATGTTTTAGAAAACGAGTTGCACAAAACTCCGATGAATCTTCATAACAGAAATGTTTTTATTCATATGTTAGAAATCTTGCGAAGTTCAATAATTGGTGCATTGAAAAAAGATTGTTTAAAGCGTGGTCAGCAAACAAAGAATGATGAAGTAGTTGATCATGACTGATGAACGCAAAGGCGACTGTCAAGGCAACAAAGAAAAATGCACGCTAAAAGATTGCCCGAAGTTCGGGACACTTGGCAGACCTTCTAAAGATGGCAACAAGCGTGTGAAGGGTTGCGCTGACCCGACAGCGAGAGGTAAACGATCTCGCACAAAAGGTTTGAGTAAGCAGCGTGTGGCTCGTAAGCGTCTTGGTGTTGCACCTTCAAACAAGTTTGGTGACGCTAACGAAGAAAACTGGCAAGATGTCCTGTTTGCTAATGAAGTCAAATCAGGTAAGCAGATAGGCGCTGTAGTCACTGCGTGGGGTCGTATAGACGCTCAGGTGCGTTCTAACGAGTCAGATTATGGTTCTAGGCGTAAACCTACCCGAGCAATTTTAATGCCTGATGATTGGGGCAAAGAAGGCTTAGTAATGATCAAGTTGAGTACGTGGGAGGAGTTGGTACGACCTGCGATGCACGAGTTCTACGAGGGCACAGCGTGAGCAAAGTTTTTAGTCAAGAACATTACGATCAAGACGATTGGGCAAAGCATCAGATCATTGAGTGGCTCACGATGAAAGGCTACAAAGCGTTCGTAAACCCTGACAAGTTTGGTATAGATATTTTGGCTTTGCGATGGGGCAGGCAGTTCGCTTTTGAAGTAGAAGTTAAACACAACTGGCGAGGCAAACACTTTCCATATCAGCACATACATTTCTCGGCACGCAAACGAAAGTTTGTTGAATCAAATGTTGAAACTTGGTTTGTGATGTTGAACCACGAGCGCACGCACGCCTTGTTGATTAGTGGCGCAGATTTTATGGCTGCGCCAATAGTAGAAAAGAACACGAAATATAGTGAAAATGAAAAGTTTGTTGAAGTTGATTCGCACTGGGCTATATTTAGAAACCTTAAAGAGGAGGCATAATGAACACTGCACAGATAGAAGGAATGATTGACCGCATTTGTGGTCTGTTTCCGACAAGTCAGATTGCACGCAACACTGTTAAGAGTGCGTGGACAAGTGATGACTTTTTAACATTTCAAAGCGTTGAAGATGCACGCAAAATTATTCCACTGATAATGGATCAGTTTGAAAAGTTTCCATCATTGAAAGAAGTGCACAGAGTCTTTCGGCAGTTGCACGCCTACACAATCCCAGCGATGGTGCAGAATTGTGAAATCTGTTTAGGTCAAGGTTGGGACAATGGCGAGCGCTGGAACTTCGCAGACAAAACACTTTTAGATGATTGCTACACCGAAGTTCACTTAGGTCACCAGTACAGAGTTGTTAAAAGGTGTATTTGTAGAAAATAATTGGTACAGATAACTAGAAGAATACTCATAGACCTAAACCGTTCGCAAGGTAGTTGGTGACACTCGGCAACGAGGGTAGATCACGCTGCAAGCAATTGTGGTGTGAGGCGAATAATAAAAGAGTTGGGAATCGCAGTGAGGCAGTGCGATGGGGGGATTTAGAAAACTGATTTACTTACTTGATACACATACATACAAATAAAAATATATGTGTATAAACAACAAGAGCAACAGAAGTGATAGGGTTGAGACATACGCCGACTGAGGCGAACGATGAGCGACTACGCCACGACCTGTCAAGGACAGAACAAAGAAAACTAATAAACCAACAACCACGTTCAGAAGGAGGACAAGGTGAATCGGAGTTATATGAAAAAAGTTATTGCAGGAATTTGTGTATGTTTTATTTGGTGGGGTGGAATTGCTCACGCTGTGAACGCACCTAACGATTTTAGAAGTGTTGCTATTGATCTAGACAGCCTCGTTCGTGTTGATGCGATAGATGTTATTGCAACCGATTACGTTTACCCGAAACAATTTATGTGGGGCGATTGTTCTTGGGTTGATCAGGTCGCTTTGGCTGCTGGCTGGCTACCAAAAGATTTAGCGATGGTCAAAATGATTTCTGCTCGTGAATCAGGCTGCTGCCCGAATCGTAAAGGCGGTGACAAGGTGGACAAGTTTTGCAACATAACAAAAGTTACTGAGTGGAATCACAGATCGGATACTGGTTTGATGCAATTGAATGGCGTGCACTGGTTGCAATCGCATAAACATTACGCAGGTTTGTTTTGTAAGAAGCACAATATTTGTGAGCAAGAACCTTTGCTTGATGCGTTCACTAATTTGAAGATGGCGAAAGTCTTATTTGATGTAGTGGGCTGGTCAGCGTGGCAGAAACAGCCCTAAAAAGTTTGTCATAAAAAAATTGTTTTAGAAAATCTTTGAAAACTGCGTAAAATAAGGGTTTTAGAGTGTTTTAAGATGTTTGATGATTGAGGTTTTTTTGGTTGGTCAGGTTATATTTAATACATCAAGCAAAACGCTTGATAGTTCAAGAGGAGGACTTAGAAAATGGAAACAGCAAACAAGAAATTTGAAATTGGTCAAGAATTATCTGCTCGTTCAGCATGTGACTACGATTGTGTTTTTAGGTTCACAGTTGTTAAGCGAACAGCAAAAACAGTGAGCGTGACTTACTTCAACCAAATCAAAACAGTTAAAATTCGTTTGAATGGTGAAGGCGAATATTGTTACCCATTGGGCACTTTTTCAATGGCACCGTCAGTAAGCGCAAAATAATCAAAGTTCAAG